CGGCGAGCGTGGCGGCGGTCATCGCGCCGGCCGCCTCGAGCGCCGGCGACGCCAGCCGGTGCGCCTCACGGAACGCGTCGTTGGCGCGGCGGTTGGCGGCGAGATTGCGGTCGAGTGCCTCACGCCACGTCCCCGCGCGCTGGCCGGTGAGCGCGCCGCGCGCCTTGTCCAGCACTGTGCCGATGACGGCCGACGTCTCGTCGGCGATCGGGAGCACCCCCTGGAGCGGTGCCTGGAGGGCGCCGGCGAGGACGTCGCCGGCGCTCGGTGTGGGCAGCGGCGCCCCGCCCTCCTCGGCGAGATACTGCTGGACATCAGCCTCGGTGCCGCCCTGCGCCTTGATGCGGAACACGTTGCGCTGAATACGCGCCTGCCGCTCGGCCGGGGTCTCGGGCATGGCTACCTCCGCGGGGGCTCGAGGCCCCGAAAGCGTTGCGTGACGGAGGCGGCGGCGGGCGACTGGCCGTATGCGCCGAGCACCGTGCTGTAGGGGTCGCGCATCACCTGCTCGGAGGGGATGCCGGCCGCGGCGGCGCGCATCGCGTGCTCGCTGAGCGCCGCGCGCACGAGTTGGCGGTGCGACTGCGCGCGCGCTTCGGCCTCGTGGAGCATCCGCGCGCGCTGGTCTGGTGTTAGGAACCCTTCGCCGCGCACGAGCTTGTTGTACTGGTTGCGGATCGAGTCGCCGATCCCGCCCGCGTTCTGCGCCGTCGCGAACTCGCCCTCCCGGACCGTGGACCCCGGGTCTTGGAGCTTCATGTAGGCGAAGATGAGCGAGATGTCGGACTGCGGCGTACCCGCCTTCGCGTGCTGCCGCATTGCCATCAGGCTCGACCCGATGGTGTTCGCCTCCTGGATGACCTTGTCGCCGCGCACGTCGTCGGCGAGTTGCGACATCCGGGTGAACCGCTGCTGCTCGCGCATGAGGTCCCGCGTCTCCTGGCGGTTCGTGGCCGTGGCGCCCGCCTGGATCCGCGCCCGCCGGTCCTCCCCGGCTTGCCGCAGCTGCTCGAGCGCCACCGCGCGCGCCGCGTCCTCGGCGCGCTCCGCGCTCCGCTGCCGGGCCGCGACAGCCGCCGCGCTCTGCGACGGGTCGAACGCGAGCCCCGCGGTCGCCGGGTCGTCCGCGCCCAACGGGCGCTCGCGGAGTGCGGCGAGATTCGGGTCGGCCCACGCCGCGCCCTCCGCCATCGTCGCCGCGCCGCCCGGCACGAACCCGCCGTAGGTCGCGAGCACGCGCGCCGGGTCCACCGGCGCCGACGCGGGCCGCACGCCCGGGGTGAGCAGGAGCGCCCGCCGCGCCGTGCGCTGTTGGTCGCCGCGCTCCGCTTCCCACCGCCGGCGCGACTCTGCGAGCTGCGCCGCCACCGCCGCCCGCTCGGCCGCCTGCTCCGCGGCGCGCTGCTGGAACGCGCGGGCGGTCTGCTGCTGCTGGCGCCAGTCCTGCCCGACCTGCCCCGCCGCGCCGCCGAGCACCGCCGCCAGCGCCGCCAGGGCGTCCCCTCTGCGTGCCATGTGCGTCTCCGTGTTAGAGGGCCCAGGGGGGCTCGCGGTCGTCGGCCGCGTTCGGCGCCTGCTGCGGCGTCCACGGGACCTGCGACGGGTCGACCCACACACTGCGGTTGGGGTCGAACACGTAGCCCGCCTGCTGGAGCGCCCACCACTGCTCGGTCGTCTGCGGCGTGGGGGCCGGGCCCGGGACGGTCGCGGGGCGCGACGCGCCGGGGATGCGCGTGCCGTCGGGCCGCACCCCGAGCCGCGCCATCTGCTCCGCGACGGCCGCCGCGTTCCGCTGCGTCTCGCCGGGCGTGATGTAGCGATTCCGGCCGGCGGGGTCGACGCCGTAATAGCTGCCCGCGTCCGGCGGGCGAACGCTCGGCAGCCACGTGCTCGGGTCGATGCCGGTCTCGCCTGGATTGAAGCGGTATGGGCCCGTGCCGCCGAAGTAGCTCGTGCCGGTGGCGCTCGTGACCGGGCCGCCCGGGGTGCTGCCGGTCGGCAGGCCGGGGCGCGGGCCGATCCCCGTCCACGCGCCGCTGGGGCCGCCCGGGGCGCTGCCTAACGCGGCGCCGACGTCGAACGACAGGTTGGGCGAGAAGTTGCCGGCGGCGCTGCCGCCGCCGAACGGGCCGCCGTCCGACGCGAGCGACGTCGCGAGGAACGACCCGAGCGACTTCGCCGTGTCCGCGTCCAGCCCGGAGAGCCCGAGCGACTGGAGGATCGACGAGAGGATCTGGTTGCGCCCCTGCTGCTGGTCGACGGCGAGCCGGTTGTAGTCGAGCCCGAGCCCCTGCGCCGCGCGCCACGCGTCCAGCGACCGTTGCGCGTCGGTCGAGTAGGTGTCCTGCGCCAGCCGGTTCGTGTCGAGCGCGAGCCGCCCCTGGTTGAGCGACGTGTCCGCGGTGAGGCGGTCGCGGTTGAGGGCCAGGTCCCCGCGCCCGAGCTCCGCGCGGAGCGCGCGGTCGGCGGCCTGCGCGTCGACGTCGGCGGAGAGCCGGCGCTCATCCAGCCCGTAGCCGCGGTCCGCCTGCCGGCGCTGCTCCGCGAGCGACTGGCCGAACTGGTTCGCCTGGTTGGTGACGCGCTGCCCCTCGAGCCCGAGATTGCCGAGGCCCAACGTCTGCTCGAGCGCGAGGCGCCGGGTGTCGAGGCCCGTCGACGTGTCGAACTGCCGCCCCTGCTCCGCGAGCGAGCGGTCGAACTGCTGGCCGCCCTGCGCGAGCCGCTCCCGCTCCAGCGCCTGCGAGCCCTGCTGGCCCTGGTAGCCCAGCGCGGCGGTGATCGCCGCGAGCCGGTCCTGCGCGCCCGTCTGCGCCTGCCGGTCGAGGAGTTGCGTCGCCAACTCCTCGCGCGCGCTCCGCTTCGCGACGTTCAGGTCTTGGAGTCGGCCGCCCTGGATGCTGCTGTCGGCGAGCCCGCGGCGCGCCATCTCCTCGCGCAGCGCGGTCTCCTGCTGGGCGTACGAGTCGTCGATGTCCTGCGACAGCCGCCCGTAACTCCGCAGGACGTCCGGCGCGGTGTACGTCGACGGGCTCCCGAGCGTGGCGAGCACCGACGCGCGGAGCTGCGGGTCGATGCCCCCGCCCGCGGCGAGCGCCCCGGCCTCCGCCGCGGGCGGGGGCGCGGGGCGCGCGCGCCCCTGCGCGGCGAGCTCCGCGAACGTCGGCGCGGGCGCCTGCGGGGCGGGCTGCGCGGGCTGGCCCTGGGGCGCCTGGCCGGGTGGCGGGCGGCGGGGCGGCGGCGCCTGCCCCTGCGCGCCGCCCGGCGGCTGCGGCGACAGGGGCTGCAACGTCGAGGGGGCCGCACTGTAGGTGCCGGCCCCCTGACCCAGCCGCCGCGGGCGCTGGAGTGGGCTAACGTACGGGGCGGTCACGCGTACCCCCCGAGGCCGAGCCGCGCCGCGAGGAGGCGGCGCTGGCGGTCGGCCTCCTCCTGCTGCACCGCGTCGGCGTAGACGCCCGTCGGCGAGGCCGCCACGGGCGGGCGCGCGACCTCCGGCGGCGGCGCCTGCGGGGCGGGACCGGTCGGCGCGCCGCCTGTGGTCCCGAGGAACCGCTGGAGGATCATCTGCCGGATCGGGTCGAGGTTGTGGCTCCGCTGCGTCTCCTCGTCGCGGCGCGCCTTCTCGTCCTCGAACTCGCGGCGGTGCTGCCGGCGGTCGGCGTAGTCGCCGTACGCGGTGAGCCCCGCGCCCACGGCGGAGAGGGCGATGGGTGCCCACGTCTGCCAGCCGCCGCCGCCGGGCGACATCCAGCCGCCGTTGCCGTTGCGCGACAGCGGGTCGTTGACCGGCGACACGTTGAGCCCCGGCGGCTGCATCCCGGGGAACCCGCCGGGCTTGGGCCCCATCGGCCCGGGGCCGCTGCCGAGGGTGCCGAGGAGTCGACTCAGCCAGCTCATACGTTAGACCTCCGAGCGGAACACGAAGTACCCGCAGGTACTGCCGCCGCCGCCGGGCGCGGCAGAGAAGTTGAGGGTGCAGCCGGTGGTCGCCTTGTTGGTCGTCCACGCCGCCGCGTTCCAGCCGACGGCGATGGCGACGTCGTACGCCGTGTCCGGCTCCTCGGGCGCGAACGTGACGGCGAGCGAGGTGACGGCGGCGCCCACGGCGACGTTGACGCGTGGCGGCGCGAGGCTCGCGCGCTGCGCCACGTGGCGCAGCAGGACGTCGGGGCGCCCGGGCATCATCAGGTCCCGAGGAGGCCGTGGCCGGCGGCGCTATGGAGGTCGTCGAGCAGCGCCTTCACGCGCTCGGCGAGCTGCGTGGTCGTGACCGTCGCCGTGTCGAACGTCGTGCGCGTCGCGGTGCCGGTCGCCGTCGCCCAGCCCGTCTTGCGCGGCCCGACGACCTGCGTGCCGTTGATCTGGAGGCGGCCGGTCGCCGCCGGCAGGTTCGCGACGCCGGTGGCGTTGACGGTGAGCGTCGGCACGACGCTGCTGCCGTCCTCCTGGTTCTCGACGACGAAGCCGTTGGTCCCGCCGCGGACGTAGGTCCAGACCGTGGGCAGGACGTTCGTCTCCTCGAAGATGAGCGCCGCGTCGCGGTCGAGTTGGTGCGTCCCCGAGAGGCGGACGCCGCCCGTGAAGCCGGCCTCGGTCGTCACCACGCCGGTCGTGTCGAGCCCGAGATAGCGGATCTCCGTCCACGTGCTGGCCGCGGTGTCGACGTAGACGCGGCCGGTCGCGCGGTCCAGCCACTTCCGGTAGCTGCCGGTGGCGGCGGGGCGCGCGGCGAGGGTCGCGCCCGAGAGGAAGTGGATCGACGGGTCGGCGTCGTGCGCGGTGATCGCGGCGCCGAGCGTGTTGAGGTTGTCGCGCATCTCCTCCGACGACGCGTCGCCGGAGGTGGGCGTCTGGAACTCCGCGACGGCGTTGCTCCCCAGGGTCTCACTCATCTAGTGACGTCTCCCGAGGGCCAGGCCCTCGACCTGAACGGTGGCGTAGACCGACGCCGCGGGCGCGTTGTCGGTGATGGTCACGTCGACCCACTCGCCCGTGCCGGCGAGCGCGACGGCGTAGGAGCGGAACTGCGTCTCGCCGTCCCACACGGCGCCGGAGTCCCACCCGGCGCCGGGCACGTCCCACTGAAACGGCGTGACCCCGCCCGTGATCCGCTTCACCGTCGTTCGCGCGGGCGTCGTCGCGGTGAACGTCGCGGTGGTCGAGCCGGCGAGGTTCGCGTGCACGTAGCCGTGGCGGAGCGCCTGACTGCCCATCACGTCGCGCCCGCCCTCGGTCGTGAAGTAGAGCCGGCGGGGCTTCGCGCGGAGCGTGTACGGCGTGCCGCTCGCGGTGTCGGCGGCGGTCGCGTTGTCGCGGAGAATGCCCGGCGCGTCGCAGCGCGAGACCCACCCCGACGCGTCGCCCCGGAGCACGCACGGCGCGCCGGTGTCGTCCACGGCCGCGAACAGGCACGTGGTCGCGGGGGCGAGGTACCCGCCGTCCCACGGCCCCGTCCACGCGCGGAGCACCTCGTGCCAGCAGTAGACGCCGGCGGCGGGGACGAAGAGCCAGACCTCACGCATCGCCTCGTGCCGCACGCCGCGCACGCTCGCGAGGCTGGACGCCGAGAGCGCCGAGAGGAGGCCGGTCGTCGGGTCGGGGCGCTCCGGCGTGTCGAGCCGGTCGACGCCGGCCGCGCTCACGAGCGCGATCCCCTGCGGCGTCGGGACCCACAGCACGCCGTCTAACGCGACGACGCCGGCGGGGCTCTGCGTGCCGCCGAAGCGGGAGAGGCCCGTCGTCCCGGCGGCGATGGCGATGTCGTCCTGCGTCAGCCCCTCGAACAGCGAGACGCCGCCCTCGTGGAGAAAGATGTTGACGGGGCCGAGCGCCGCGCCGGCGACGAGCTTCTCCGCGCCGAAGGTGCGGATCGTGGCCGAGCCGCCGCCCGCGCCGGCGTTGCCGAGCGAGTCGCCGTTGTTGATCGCGCTGTAGTAGAGCGTCTCGTTGGTGCCGCTGATGCCGTAGAGGCGCTGGTTGTAGACCCACACCCGCGCGACGCTGGCGCTGCCGGCGATGTTGACGGTCAGCGTCGTGCCGTCCCACTTGTTCAACAACCCACCGTCGGCGAGGTAGACGCACTCGCCGGAGCCGTCGCGGAACGCCGCGAAGCTGACGTCGGCCGAGGCGGAGAGCGCGCCCGCCTGCGCGGTCCACGTTGCGGGCGTGGGGAGCGTCGGGTACGTCGTCGTGTACAGGGCGCCGTTGCTCACCGCGAGGAGCTGGTCGGTCGCGGTCGCGCGCTGCCAACCGAAGCCGCCCTTGACGGCGGCGGGGAGCGCGGACGCGTGCAGCCGCTGCGTGCCGCGCCGCTTCGTCACCGCGCCCCGGTCGATCAGCCGGCAGTTGTCGGCGCGGCGGAGCGCCGTCTCGGCGACGGCGGTGTCGTCGCTCGTGAGGTCCAGCCCGGCGGAGAACCCCTGCTGCTGGGCGACCACCCGTGCGCGGCCCACTAGCAGCCCCCCCACGCGTCGGCGGCGTCCGAGTAGCGCCAGCCCTGCGGCCGGGTCGAGACCCGCGCGACCTGCGCGAGCAGCGACTCCCGCATCGTCGCCGCGAGCGCCTTGAGGTCGGCGGCGGGCTCGGTCTCCGAGCCGCCCCGCGCGAGCAGGATTGCCGCCGCCTCCCACGCGAGCACCAGCTCGTAGTCCTCGGGCCAGTCGACCTCCGTCGTGTCCGGCGTCAGGTCCCCCGCGGGCGTCGGCGTCCAGTTGATGCGCACCGTGAGCGTCGTCGACGCGTCGCCCGGCAGGAGTTGCAGGTAACTCCCCGACTCCCACCAGACGCCGGTCCCGCTGTCGCCCTCCAGTGCGGTCAGGTAGTCCGCGGCCTCCCCCTCCTCGTACGGCGTCGTGCCGTTGTAGACGCCGCGGACCTTGTAGAGCCGCTGGCGGCTGTTGGCGGTGCCCGTGGAGAGCGACGACTTGGCGATGCGCGCGCTCGTGTCCGTGGTGACGCTGACGGTCGCGCTCCGGTAGTCGGGGTTCGCGTCGAGGAGTTGCTTCCACTCCGCGGCGTGGACGGCGGAGAGGACGCGCGCGACGTGGGCGTCGCTCCAGCGGTCGGAGTCGGTCGCCTCCGCCTCGGCGCGGATCGTGTCGAGGTACGTCGCCTGGGTCCACGCCATGCCGCTACCGCTCCGGCCGCACGCCCCGGCGCCGCACGCGGCCCCTGGGCTCGGCCATCGAGACGCGCGCGACGCGCTTGTCGTCCCCGAGCACGCCGCGCGGGCCCAGCACCTCGGCGGCGTTCTCGACCTCCGCGAAGGCGGTGTCGAGCCGCGCCATCGCGAGGGCCTCGTTGTGGCGCCGCGCGTCGGCGGCGAGCCGGCGGACGGCCTCCTTGCTCGAGCGCTGGAGTTGCCGCTCGACCCAGCCGGGGATGTCGTCCTCCCGGCAGTCGAACGGGACCCACCCCTCGACGTCGCAGCGCGGCTCGCCGGCGATCCCCCGGTTGACGAGGTCGTGCCGCGGGTCCTCGGGGGGCCAGTCGAGGGTGATGGCCCACTCCGTGTGGCCGCCGGAGGGGAAGTGCTTGAGGCCCAACCGCGGGCTGATCTCGTGCAGCCGCCGGAGCACCCCCGGCGGCGGCACGATCTCGCCGCGCGCGGTCACGCCAATCACGAGACCGCCCATCATCAGGACAGCGCGAAGACCTCCGCCGTGAACCGCAGCCCGACGGCGGCGGTGTTGATCGCGGCGGAGTTGTTGACGATCTCGACGTAGAGGAAGTCCCCGGCGTCGAGCGTGCGCTGCTCGTCGGTGAGCGTCGACGTGATCGTGAACGCCGAGCCCTCCTTGGCGGTCAGCGCCTCCAGGTCGAGCGCGGACGTGAGCGTCACGGCGCTGTCGGCCGACGCGTCGTACTTGTACACGGTCGCGAGGACCGTCCCGTCGGAGTCGGCGGGGACGGTGTAGGCCGCGGCCGACAGCGCGTTGATGAACGCGCGGCTGTTGGCCGGCTGCGCGCCCCACGCGTAGCGCGTGGTCGTGTTCGCGGTGATCGTGTCCTGGCCCCAGGTGAGGTAGGACGGGACCGCCTCGTACTTGCGCGCGTTCGTGGGGCGGAAGTCTTTGAGCGCCATCGGAGCCTCGGAGAGTCCGGAATGGGAGGGCGGGAACGCCAACGGGGGCCCCGGTGAGGGAGCCCCCGTTGGGCGCGGTCACGCCGCGGCGGTTACGCCGCGATCGAGTACCGCTCGGTGTCGGTGTAGCTGGTGATGGAGCCGTGGCTGTTCCGGGCCAGCGCCCCGAAGTTGCCGATGAAGCGCCACGACGTCTCGTACGCGTCGCGCCCCGAGATCGGCCGCCACGCGTTGTCGCTGCCGTACGACACCTGCCCCCAGTCCGCCGCGTCGAACCACGTGAGCGACTTGAGGTGGAGCAGGTAGATCGTCCCCTTCGGGCAGAACCCGTCGGACACGTACGCGAGCCCCGCGACCTTCGTCGCCGTGAACCCGCCCTTGAGCTCCATGTTGCCCATCTGGAAGTTCCGCTGCGGCAGCATCGTCTCCGCGAGCTTGAGCTCCAGCGACGGGGGGCCGAGCAGCAGCCACTCGCCCGGCTTCTGGCGCGGGTCCATCCCGCACTTGCTCGCCACCTTCACGCAGAGGCGGACGATGTCCATCTCGGTGACCTGGTCCGCCTGGCCGACGTCCGTCCCCGCGGCCCACCGCACCGCGTCCCAGCGCGCGTACGTGCCGGCCGACTGGCCGTGCAGCGTCTGGTAGCTGTTGCCGCGGTTCGTGATCTTGATCAGCCCGTCCATGTTCTGGTCGTAGGAGTTCTGACCAGACGTGCCGGTGGCGGCGACGAGGATGTCCCCGACCGCCATGCCGGTGATGCCGGGCGACTCGAACGTGATGGTGCACGAGTCGCCGCTGTTGGAGACGGCGGAGACGCGCGCGGCGCCGAGCGTCGTCGCGAACGAGTCCGTCGCGTCGCGCGCGGCGAGGTAGTCGCCCTTGTCGACGAGGAGCCCGCCCTGGCCGACGTCGAGGCCGTAGGGCTTCTGGATGATGACGCTCGTGGCGGACGTGTAGGTCGTGATCTCGCCCTTGATGCCCTTGCCGTCGCCCTGGAGCTGCTCCTCCATGCCGAGCTTGATGGCGACCTTCGTCCCGCGCACGAGCTCGCGGATCGCGCTCGTGAACTGGCCGGACTGCGTGAGCACGATCGCCGCGCCGTCGATCTGGCGGGTGATGTAGAGGCGCGCGTGGTCCTGCGTCGCCTGCTTGTTGGTGGGGATGGAGTCGACGCCGAGGTAGCCGGAGTCGCTCGCGACGAGGCCGACGTCGCGCGAGAGCTGCACGCGCCACTTGAGGCCCTCGCCGTTGAGCTGGAGCCCCTCGGGGCCGCCGGGCTTGGCCTTCTCGACCGCGGCGAGGAGCGGGGTGACCTGCGGGACGACGTTGATGTTGACGTCCGTGTAGGCAGTGCGGAGGATGCCGTCGAAGTCCGACAGCACGGTGGGGCTAGGCATTGCGGGGTCCTCCTAACGCGAACGGCCCCTCAGCTCGCCCGTAAGCGGGCGGCGTAGGTGCCGTCGGTGACTCGTTGGATGATCCGGTCGACCTCTTCGTCGGCCGACCGGGCGGGTTTCTGCTGGGGCGCGTCCTTGATCGCGTCGGGGGCGACGCGGCCGACCGGGGCGGCGACGCGGGCAAGCGACTTCTTCGCCTGGTGCGCGGCGACGCGGGCCTGCTGCGCCTGCTGCTGCGCCGCCTTGACCTCGGCGGCGTGCTGCGCGGCGATCGTGGTGCGGGCCTCGAGGCGGCTCGCGTGGCGCTGCTCGGCCCAGGGGGCGAGGTCGCGCTCGATGGCCGCGAGCACGAGAGGGATCGCGCGGGGGTCGACCACGCCGGCCGCCGTCAGGTACGGGCGGGTGAGCGCGCCGAACTTGCTGTCGATCTCCTCGGGGGAGACTTCGGGGTACTGCTCCGTGAGGCGCGAGATCGCGGGGAAGATCTGCGTCTCCGCCGCGTGCCGGACCGCCGCCAGCGTCTGCTGCTGCTCCCACGCGGCGCGCTCCTCGGCGAGTCGCTGGCGCTCGCGCTGGAGTTGCGCCTCGGGGCCGTACTCGCGCGCGCGCTGCTCGCGCCGCGTGAGATACGCCTCGTCGCTGCCGTAGATCTCGGCGAACTCCGCCTCGATCTCCTGCATGTAGGCGGCGGCGGCGCGCTCGATCTCGGCGACGCGCGCCTCGGCCGCCTGGGCGCGCTGGGCGGCGGCGCGGCCCTCCTGCGCCTCGCGGGTCAACTGCTCGTTGTAGCCGGCGCTGGAGAGCATGCGCGCGGCCTTCTCCAGCGGGATCGCCTCGTCCTTGCCGTTGATCTTGACGCGGAGCTTCGCGCCGGCGGGCACGTCGAACTCGCCCTCGTCGTCGAGGAGCGCGAACGGCCTGGGCGCCGCAGGCGCGGCCGGCGGCTCGGGCTCGTCGGGCGTCTCCGCCCCGTCGGCCGGCGCCGCCTCGGCGGCGGGCGCGTCGGCCTCTGTCGCGGGGGCGTCGCCCTCGGGCTTCGTGAAGCGCCCGCGCTCGTCGCGGGGCGGGGTGTCCGGCTCGGTGGCGACGCGCTCGGGCTCCCCGGGCGCGCGGTTGGTGACGCCGTAGCGCGCGGCGATCTCGGCGTCGGTCGCGGTGGACGGGTCGAACGGCGCGGCGGGGGTCGGCGGCGCGGCCGGCGTCGGGTCGACGGTAGGCGTGGCGCTGGTCAGCGTGTCAGGCATCGGCGGGGGACCGGGCCGCAACGCAAAGGGCCGCCTTGCGGGCGGCCCTGGTCGCGGGTGCGGTGATGGAAGTGGGGGGGTGGTTAGGCTGGGGTCACATCCCGAGCAGCCCGTCTTGCGCGCGGGCCGCGTCCTCGTCGGACTCGGCGGCCATCACGCCTGCGGGCGCGGCGGCGACGCCGGGGTTGTTGAGCGCGAGCGGCTGCTGCGTCGCGTCGAGCTGCGGGCCGTCGGGGACGTTGGGCGCCGCGCCGGGGGCGCCGCCCATCGGCATCCTGCCCGCCTTCTGCGCGGCCTGCATGGCGTACTGCGTCCACACCTGTGTGGCGAGCGCGATCACCTGCGGCCACTGCGGGTTGTCGTCCTTGTCGACGTCCAGAATCTCCTCTTCCAACACCGACTGGATGATCCCCTCGTCGTCCGTCCACCGGATTTCCGGCACCGGCAGCCCGCGCTTGACGGCGAGCGCGATGCGGCGCGCGCGCGCCGCCTTCCGCGTCTTGGGCGTCTCGATACTGCCGGTGTACGCGAACGGCAGCCGCTGGCGGTACTCCTCGGCCGTGATGATGCCCTTCTCGAGCATCTGGTCCAGCAGGAACAGCCGCATCGACCGCGGGAGCGGCACCATCGTCTCGGGGTCGACCGTCACGTCGGCGACGCCGTCGAAGTCGTCGGCGGAGACCTCCATCGCGAGGTCCGGCCGGTTGCCGCCCGTCGCGCCGACCCAGCGCGGGAGGTCGTAGTGGTGCCGCATCCCGGCCAGGCAGACCTTGGCCCACTGCACGAGCCCGTCCGCCATCGCGGCGACCATCGGCGCGAACGCGCGCTCCACGGTCTCGCGCTGCGCGAGGATCGAGCGGCCCGACTCGCCCGCGTCGAACGAGCCGCGCGTCGCGTCGTTCCACCCCGACTTCTGCTCGAACGCCTGCACCTCGAACTTGATCTGCTCGAGCACGTCGGCCGCGATCGAGAACGGCGGGATGGGCGTCACCGCGTCGGCGACCGACTGCCCGTGATTCACCTCGAGCAGCGAGAGCACGCCGCCGATGAGGGTCTCCTGCTTGATCGCGCCGGGGCGGGCGAGCAGCCGGCCGTGCGCGTTCACGCGGACGTTCTCGATCACCTTGGAGACGAGCGCGTTGACCCGCTTCTGGTGGTCGACCCAGTCCGCCATGTCGGGGATGGGGTAGAACGCCGGGTCCTCGCTGCCGTCCGGCACGCGCACGAGCGGCACCACGCCCCACTGGAGCGGCCCCTCGAACACGAGCGCGTCGCCGACGACGACGACCTCGACCCCCTCCGGCACCGCCTCGGTCGGCTCGCCGTAGACGTGGTAGCACTCGACCGTGTCCTGGTCGGCGAGGAGCTGCGTCGGCGAGACGCCGGTGCGCGTGTCGGCGACGATCGCCGTGGTGCCGCCGGCGGGGAGCGAGAGGTCGGACATCCCGACGTCGCCCCAGTCGCCGAGGCCGGGGGGCCGCGTCCTGACGACCCGCGGCCCGTAGCGCGCGACCGCCTCGGCGAGCGAGAGCGTCCGGCGCACGACCCAGTAGTCGGGCGCGACGGTCGACGTCGCGTTCGCCGAGACGCGCACCTCCTCGATGCGGCGCACCGTGGTGCGCAGGTCGCCCAGCCGCTCGCGGCGGCCCGGCGTGAGCTCGTCCCACGGCCCCGCCTCGGGGTCGAAGTAGACGTGGAAGAACGCGACGCCGTCGGGGCCGTTCCAGTAGGCGGCCTCCTTGATGACGTGCGGCATTCGCGACGCGTCGAAGAGCTGCTCCAGCGCGCGCTTCTGCGCCTCCGCCTTTTTCTCCGCCTCGGGCGTCTGCTTGGTCGGGGTGAGCGCGAAGCCGGGGCGCTGCTCGCTCACGATCTGCGCCCGGAGCTTGAGCGCGGGGCGGATCATGTTGTGCACCACGCGCGCCTCATCCTTCGGGGCGGGCGGCTCGCGCCAGTCGCCACCGCGCCACGACACCCACTGCCGCCCGTGGCGGAACAGCCGGTGCAGCGCGGCGGTGCGGAGCGCGGGCGCGACGCCGGGCCGGTGCCGCTCCCACAGCGCGCGGCAGAACTGCACCCAGTCGTCGTCGGTGACCTGCATCCCCCGCAGCGCCTTGACGCGGGGGAACGCTTCGCCGTAGATCGCCGACAGCGCGCGGGCCGCGAGGTCGCGCTGCTCCTCCTCCGTCAGCGGCGGCTCGCTCGGGTCCCCGAGGTCGTCCTCGGCCGGCTCGGGCGGCGCCGCCTCGGCCACCGCCCCGGGGGTCTCCGCCGGCGCGAGCCCGAACCCCGCGCGGAGCGTCTGGTCGAGCAGCGCGGCCGGGTCGGCGAGGGGCGCCGTGGGGTCGGCGAGGGCGTTCGGGTCGTCCTGGTCCTCGGAGACCGGCCCAACGAACAGGGGCGCCCCGGTGGGAGGCGCCCCGTCGTCGTCCTCGGGCAGCAGCGCGGCGAGCCGCCGGGTGTCCGTCACGACCACATCCGCGTGAGCGTGCCGTCGTCCGGGGCGCCGTCCTGCTCCTGTTGGAGCGCGACGAACACGCGGCCCCAGTCGCGGTGCTCGGCGTGGAGCTCGCGCGCGCGCTTGCGCACGGCGTCCCGCGCGTCGTCGTCGCCCCACTGCGCGACGAGGTCCTCGACCGGCGCCGGCAGCGGCTCGGCGGCGGCGGCGGCCTCGCGGGCGGCGCGCGCGGCGCGGCGGGCCTCCTCGGCCGCGCGCTCGGCGAGGTCCGCGACACAGCGGCGCTCGCGGCGGTGCCACTCGTCGCGGAGGAGCGCGCGCACGTCCTGCCACACGCACCAGCCGACGGCGAGCGCCGCGAGCGCGGCCACCAACCCGAAGGGGGTCATGCGGACGAGGTGAGGCCGCGGAGGTTCACGCGGCCGACGGTCGTGCCGCCGAGTGCGGGGATCTCGACGGAGGCCAACTCGCCCGCGGCGCAGGGGAGCGGCTTCGGGAAGTTGATCTCCTGCGCGCTGAACGCCGCCGCCGGCACCTGGAACGCGTGGATCGTCGTGGTGCCGGACTTGACGAGCACCTCGACGGCGGCCGACGGGGCGGCGCTCGCGCTGTAGCCGACACCGCAGATGTAGTGGCGCTGCGTGGACGCCGGCGCGGCCTTCGTCGCCGTGGCGGCCGTGTTGGCCGCCGCCGTCGCTGTCACGGTCCACCCGCACGGCGCGGCCAGGATGCTGTTATAGTCGGGCATGGCTGATGGGGGTTAGGCCGCGGCGGCGAGGTTGCCGCGCATGAGCGTGAGGAGGCCGCCGGACGCGGCCGCGTCCGGCTCGACCGCGCCGATGTACGTGCCGCCCTCACCGGCCGTGCGGATCGCCGCGCCGCCCGCGCCCGTCGGCTTGGCCGCGGCGCGCCGGTAGGCGACGTAGTTCGTCCACGAGTACGCGCTGTTGTAGCTCGCGCTCCCGTACTTCAGCAGCTCCGCCTTCCACAGGAGGAAATCGTCCGCGGGCTCCGCGGACGGTGTCCCGCCGGCGACGGAGCGGTAGAACGTCGCGGCGTTCGCCGTCGGGTTGGTCAGCGGGTTCGTGGTCCCGAGGTCGACGTCGTGCCCGCCGGGCGTCGACGCGAAGGTCCCGGCGTCGCTCGACTCGTAGCCCGCGACGCCGGGGTTGGCGGTCGCCGGCGCGCGGTACACGAAGGCGTTGTAGTCCGCCATCGTGATGCCGTCGGTCGCGGCGACGGTCCCGCCGCTTCCGCCGGAGCGGTACGCGGCGTAGGCGTGGTTCGACGACCCGCTGCCCTTCCCGATGCTGAGGTTGTTCTTGACATACTCGATCATCCCAGCGAAGCCGCTGCCGGACTCGAAGTACGTCACGGCGGCGTGCGTGTCGCCCTGGCAGCCGAACGTGCAGTGCTTGGACCGCACCGTGACGTTGCTGCCGACCCCGAACACCGTGAAGACGCCGAGGGTGTTCCCGCGCGCATCGAACAGGGAGACGAGGTCCTCGACGTCGATCGTCATGGCCGAGGCGGGCGCGCTCGCCGCCGTCAGCAGAACGTCCCCCTGCGAATCGACGTACGTGCCGTCGAAGACGAGGCCGCGCCAGACGACGCTTTTCTTCGTCGTCATCGCGAAGCCGTGGACGTTGACCAACTGGCTCGCGGCGGCCGGCGCGAAGAAGACCATCCCCGCGTCCCGGAGGTCGCCCATCGTGATGTAGCCCGACCCCGACGCGACGGTGGTCCAGATCATGAAGCACGCGTCGCCTTCCCACGACGCCGTCGCGGCCGAGCTGCTGCTCGGGAACGGGTGCGAGCTGCTGTTGCCGAACAGGAGGAGCGGCTTGAGCGTCGAGCCGTTGCGGCCCAACTCGAAGCCGTTCCAGTTCGCCGTCGGGTCGCACAACCCCTGCATCGCGCAGCCGGCCACGCGGCGGACGCCGGTCGTCTTGTCCTGATGCACGCCGAGGTTCTGCCACTCGACGGTGCCGAGCAGCGTCCCGATGTACACGTCCTCGTACACGTGCTCGTCGCGGCCGTGCATCGCGTTCGCGTTCAGGACGCGGCCGCGCTCCGTGAACGTGACCTGTTCCAGCCGGAAGACGTGCTTGACCGTCGCCCCCGTCCACGGCTTGGCGATGAACGCGTAGTTGCTCGCCGAGCCGTCCGTGACCTTCCCCGCGATCGTGACGCCCTGGAGGTCGATCTGCCCGCTCGTGAGGTTGCTCGCGGGAGAGCCGAACCACACGCTGCCGGTGCCGATCACCTCGAGCAGCTTCCAGTAGTTCGCCGGGCTCGTCTCGCCGCTCCGCGCGACCCACCGCGCGGTGGCCGCCCCGTTGACGGCGGCCTGCGTGTCCATCGCGTAGACGTGCGCCGTCGCGGTGTCGACCTGGACGGCGTAGTTGGTCGCGTGGGCGCTGGTCTGGTTGAGTTGCCCGGCGTTCCCGCTCACGCCGCCGCTGTAGCGGCCCCGCAGGCGGAGCTGACCGCCGGCCGCCGCGTCGATGTTGACCGTGCCGTTGTTGGTGAAGACGGCCGTCGTGTCCGGCTGGGTGTTGTCGCCGCCCCACGGCGTGGCCGCGGTGATCGCCACGACGGCGCCGGCCGCGATGGTCACCGTGTCGCCGTCGCTCGGGATCGACGCGCCGCCGTCCCACCGGGCGACGTCGGTGTAGTTGCCGGTGCCGGAGAAGGTGCGCGCGGCCATCGCTCAGAATCCCGACGGGAGGTCGTCGAAGTCGCGCGCGTCCTCGCCGCCTTGGAGCTCGGCCAGCCAGTGCGCGGGGTCGCGCCGCTCAGCGGCGTAGTCGATCGGGGGCGCGGGCGGCGCGGCGACGTACACGCGCGAGGCGAGGCCGTAGCGCACCATGTCGCCCGCGTCGTCCCCGCCGCGGCCCTGGTCGTCCGCGTCGACCTTGAGGACGTCCTCGGGCTTGTGCGGGTCCGGCACGAGTGCGAGGAGCGTGTCGACGACGCGCCGGTTGTTGGGCGTGTCGACGATGCGGAACGAGGGGCGCACCGCCGTCGTGATGCGCCCGTCGGGGTGCATCGTGGCCGGCGCGTGCGCGAGCCCCTGCCGCACCACGCGCCAGCCACCGACGCGCTCGGTGTAGGCGGGGACGCCATAGATGCCGTGCTGCGCGAACACGTCGGCCACGGACTCCGGCTGCGCGCTGTGCGCCTGCCGCCGGTTGAACGCGTCGCCGCCGAGGTAGGCGCACGCGAGCGCGGGCTCGTAACCCCGCTCCCGCGCGGTGTCGCGGATCCGCTCCGCCTGCTCGCGGTCACTCAGGCGGTGGCACCACACGCTGTCGAGCAGGTAGCGGTTCCCGTCGCCGTCCTGCGCGAAGAACCCGTAGACGGCGTTGTGGCGGAAGCCCCAGTCGCCGCCCACCCACTGCGCCCACCACGGCGGCAGGACGGGGCGGCCCTCCTGCGTCGGCAGCCCGAGGCCGCCGAGCGGCACGAGGTGCGTCGGCGCGTCGAACTCCGCGAAGAACCGGCCCGCCACCGCGTCCCAGTCCCCCTCGACGAACCGCTTGTACTCCTCCGGCGGGAGGTTCCGCAGGTTGGCGAGGTACTCCGGCGAGAGGTGCGGGTTGTCCTCGATCGACGCCCGCTGAAAGAAGAACGGCGCCCGCAAGGCGCCGTTCTTCCAGGGTTCCCAGAACGTGTACTTCACCCACCCCGGGGAGGGGTTGAACGTCAGCAGGATGATCGGCGCCGGCTGCCGCGGGCTCGGGGTCGCCGGGGTCGGCATGATCTTCCACCGCCCGGCGCGCTCGATCGCCTTGGCGAACGACTTGTAGGCCAGCTCGTTCGCCTCCTCCAGCGCGAACCCGTTGGTCTCCAGCCCCTTCCAGCGGTCCAGGTCGGGGTC